GCTTTTAGTGCATCACCACAGCATTCCCTGCCGGGCCGCCGCGATTCATCTGGTCATACAAAACAACCGCTGACGCAACAAAATCATCGACATCCTTCACCAGCCGATCCCTCCGTTCGACGATCTCACGGTAATATTCAGAACTGTGGCTGCGCATACGGGCCACCAGCAAAGGCGGCATCGCCTTTTCGATCGCCGGTAACAGAGCCTGCATTTTTTCAACAGCATCAGGGGTGTCTTTATCCAGCCAACGGAAAATTTTCTGGGTATTACGGGCCAGGGCTTCCGGATGGCTGTCGTCATACAGTTCCGGGAACGTCATTCCCAGCTCGAAATACGCTTTGGTAATTTTCGCAGCCGGTACTTTTTCGCCGTCCGGATGCGCCCAGGCATTCATTGCCATGCGGATGTGTTCATGCTTGATTTTCATGAATCCCCCCCGCCTCTGGTTGTGTGTTAGCCTGATACTCGACAGGTAAGCCGTCGGTTGGGTTGGGATAAGTACTGCCATCAATCTCGTGCGGAGTTACTATCCAGCCTGTTGCTTCGCACCAGCGTAAAATTTTTTTCCCCGTAAGTTTCGCCCGTCCGGTAATGACATGGCTTACCATCCCTTGGGTTACCCCAACAATTTCAGCAAAATGCTTCTGAGTTATACCGGAATGATGCAAATATTCTCCAAGATTCATTGTTCACCTCATGTGATGTCATCACGATCATTAATAGCATTGTTATTTTTAAAAGTAAATAGCATCACTATTTCAAAGAGATTAATAATCTTATTAGAATTGAAGGTATGAAAAGAAAATCCCTGTCAGAGATCGACCTGCAAGCCGCCCAGAGACTGAAAGAAATCTGGACGGCGAAAAAAAATCAACTAGGGTTAACCCAAGAGCGTGCGGCAGAAATTCTGGGATTTTCGACACAGGGAGCTGTAAGCCATTATCTAAATGGTCAGACACCTTTAAATCTTGAGGCTGTTATCAAGTTCGCAGGGTTGCTGCAAGTTCCTCCCGAGTCAATCAGACCAGATATGGCCGAGTTGTTACAAATTGTAAGGATGTATCCCCAAGAATCTGGGGAGGACAATGTTGTCACTATATCTGCAGATATGGAACAATCGGAAAACGAACTTCCGTTTAATATAGACCCCATGGAGCGGGATTTGCTCCAGACGTTCAGGGCTTTCCCCAAAGAAGATAAAGAGAAAATGCTTAAGGAAATGAAGGAGAAAAAAGAATCAATTGAAGAAATCGTTGCGCGATGGCTAGCTGCGCAAAAGGGTCGTCGCGCCTAATCTGAGGAGGTAAAAACATGAGTACAGCCCTTTCCCCGATAATTTCTGAATTTGAAACAGTCGAACAAGAAAACAGCTATAACGAATGGTTGCGAACCAAAGTGGCAGCAAGCCTCTCAGATCCCCGTCCTGCAATTCCACATGACGAAGTAATGGCTGAAATGGAAAACCTTATTGCTCAATTAGCTGCAACGAACAGGAGTGAGTAATGCTGCCCATTTTATGGCTACCTTCTGCACGTGATGATTTACGTCAGATCGTAGCCTATATTGCTAAGGAAAACCCTCCCGCTGCACGTAGACTAAAAATACGCATTGAAACATCAGTTTTGTCACTTACTGAACACCCTTATCTGTACCCACCGAGCGAAAGAGTTCCAAGTCTTCGTGAGATAGTGACTCATCCTAACTACATAATACTTTACCGAGTAACAGCATCTAACATCGAGATCGTAAATGTAGTTCACTCACGAAGACAGTATCCAAACAAAACCTGTTAATCCTTCCTGTCAACAACCACCTTCGGGTGGTTTTTTTCTTGCCACGATAATAGCACTGCTATTTACATAATTAAATAGTAGTGGTATTGTTCATTCATCAACCCACCCCGCCCCACAGAACGCCAGGCAATACTTCGAGTTACCCGGCAGTGGTCAGGGGTTAAGTAGCCAGCCCGAGGCGTAAGAACATGACGGCAGGGTTCAACTTTAATAACTATGCAGCAGGTTTTTGTTCCGCTACCCCGGCGTTAAGGGGAAATGAGGTCAGCATGGATACTATCGATCTTGGCAACAGCGAATCTCTGGTATGTGGCGTGTTCCCCAACCAGGACGGTACGTTCACCGCGATGACGTATACCAAAAGCAAAACGTTTAAAACCGAAAATGGTGCCCGTCGCTGGCTGGAAAGAAACTCAGGTGAGTGATATGGATTTCGACACAATCATGGAAAAGGCTTACGAAGAATACTTCGAAGGTCTTGCCGAAGGCGAAGAAGCTCTCAGCTTCAACGAATTTAAACAGGCGCTTTCCAGTTCGGCAAAATCTAACGGCTGATAAGCGAAACAGCACCGCGAGGAATCAGTATGCAGAAACGAGAACCCGTCATCATCGCGCCAGACTATACCGATGATGAACTTTATGAGTGGATGCGCCAGAAAATTAATGCAGCGCAGGATCTGAAATGGGCTAATGAAGCCAGGGCTAAGCAGGCTGAAAATCTGTCCGCTCTGGAGCAGGATATCACCAGGCTGGAAAAAGCAGCGGCATTAAGCATTGCCAGAATGGTTACATACCCACGTTAATAGCTAACCAACGAGGCTAATAATGGAATTTAAAGATTTACCAATGCCATTCCAGGAAATGGCAGCGAATGTGGTTCGCTCTCAACTGGCGACTCTTGACCTGAGTACTGTAGAAAAGGAAACCATCGATACTATATCCGGTAACGTGCGTCGTGCCTTTATAGGTCTGTATGAAGAGAAGCGCCTATTCGGCGGACAGAATTCGCCTGAAAACAAGAATCAAGCAAATGATGAGAAGCTGAAACACATTATCGCCTTACTTTTGGAAGACGCAAAACGTCTACAGCAACTGGAACCAAATGCAGGCACAGAGGCCCGCATTTGGATTGCCATGAAATCACTCAAATGTGAAAGCAGTGATTATTTCAAAACAACAATTAAAACTACTCAACTTTCGGGAGAGCTACTGAAGAAATTGCCATAAGAGCATGGTCTTTCTCTTGTTCTGCAAGATGAGCATTAATACCTGGTATGGTTTTTTCAAATTTATCTATCTGTTGAATAACAACTTCGCGGTATACGTTTGTTTTTGTACCACCAAGCGCAGCCGTTAATGCAGAAAGCATATTTAGTATCATATCAGTGCGATATGAAAGAATCCTGATAGCTTCATCTTGTTTTTCAATAATAGATTGCAGGGCCTCAATTTGCTTTTTATCCATTTCACCCTCCTGAGGGTTGGTAATTAAGGAGTTCTCCACGGGTCAGGTGGAGTGCGTGCGCCGGACACGGGTGAACATCCGGCACTGACAGTTTACTGAAAGGATATGTCCCTGAAAAGTCAGGGCATAACGCGAAAGCGCACGGCGAAATTGGTCTCTCTGTACGGTGTCGTTAAATTTAGTTCGACCGTGCGCTTCCGGTTGTGGCACTCCGCGAAATGGCGCGGCGGTAAGTATGGCGGGGTTATTCCTTCCCCCGTTGAGGACACCGGGTTGTCAGGTTGACCATACGCTTAAGTGACAACTCCGCTGCAACGCCCTCTGTTATCAATTTTCTGGTGACTTTTGGCGGTATCAGTTTTACTCCGTGACTGCTCTGCCGCCCTTTTTAAAGTGAATTTTGTGATGTGGTGAATGCGGCTGAGCGCACGCGGAACAGTTAAAACCAAAAACAGTGTTATGGGTGGATTCTCTGTATCCGGCGTTAATTGTTAACTGGTTAACGTCACCTGGAGGCACCAGGCACCGCATCACAAAATTCATTGTTGAGGACGCGATAATGGAAACGTCACTACCAAACGTTAATACGTCTGACGGGTGCTTTAATATTGGTGTTCTGCTCAGTAACAGGGATTTCACCGAGGATGCAATCAATATGAGAAAATATGAACCCTACCTGCTGAATGACAATTCCATACTCTCCAGAATTGCCCTTCTTAAACTCGGTATTTTCGGAGAGTGGCGATGAACACATTATTCATACTCATTCTGACTGTATATCTCAATACTGGTGAGTCGCTTGATGCAATCACCGGCATGTACAACTCAATGAAAGAATGCATGGCTGCCGCAGCAGAACAGAAAATTCCCGGTAACTGTTACCCGGTCGATAAAGTTATTCACCAGGATAATAACGAAATCCCGGCAGGTCTTTAAAACAGTTCCGTAATAAATATCCGGTTTCATTCTTATATGCCAGCAATGGCAGGGATTTGTTCACCCTTAAATCTGTAATGAGGTAAAACAAAATGAGTAAAGTCTTTATTTGCGCCGCCATTCCGGACGAACAGGCAATAAAGGAAGAAGGTGCCGTCGCTGTAGCCACTGCCATTGAAGCCGGTGATGAACGTCGCGCCCGCGCAAAATTTCACTGGCAATTCCTGGAACATTATCCGGCTGCTCAGGACTGCGCTTATAAATTTCTTGTCTGCGAGGATAAACCCGGTATACCCCGCCCTGCCCTCGATTCCTGGGATGCTGAATATATGCAGGAAAACCGCTGGGATGAGGAGTCTGCTTCCTTTGTCCCGGTTGAGACTGAATCCGATCCGATGAACGTCACTTTTGACAAGCTGGCCCCTGAAGTACAGAACGCTGTCATGGTTAAGTTCGACACATGTGAAAACATCACCGTTGATATGGTTATTAGCGCACAGGAATTGTTGCAGGAAGACATGGCAACATTCGACGGACATATCGTTGAAGCGTTGATGAAAATGCCAGAAGTTAACGCCATGTATCCGGAGCTTAAGCTGCATGCCATCGGGTGGGTTAAGCATAAATGTAAGCCTGGTGCCAAATGGCCCGAAATTCAGGCAGAGATGCGCATCTGGAAAAAACGTCGCGAAGGTGAACGCAAGGAAACCGGAAAATACACGTCTGTTGTTGATCTCGCCCGCGCCAGAGTCAATCAACAGCACACTGAAAATTCAACAGGAAAAATCAGCCTGGTCATTGCTGCCATTCATCGCGAATACAAGCAGACATGGAAAACACTGGATGACGAACTGGCCTACGCTCTCTGGCCTGGTGATGTGGATGCCGGAAACATTGACGGCAGCATCCATCGCTGGGCAAAAAATGAAGTTATCGACAACGACCGCGAAGACTGGAAGCGTATCTCGGCATCAATGCGCAAACAGCCTGATGCCCTTCGCTACGACCGCCAGACTATTTTTGGCCTTGTCCGTGAACGTCCGATCGACATTCACAAAGACCCTGTGGCACTGAACAAATACATTACTGAATACCTGACTACAAAGGGCGTGTTTGAAGATGAAGGAACAAATCAGAGCGCAACTGATACTCTCTCGTCGCCAGTACCAGAAACTGATGCAGTGGAAACGGCAATTCCGGACAACGAAAAAACCGAATGCAAAGTGGAAGTCGAACCATCTGTAGAGCGTGAGGGGCCGTTCTACTTCCTCTTCACCGACAAGGATGGCGAAAAATACGGTCGCGCAAACAAACTTTCTGGTCTGGATAAGGCACTGGCTGCCGGGGCTACTGAAATCACGAAAGAAGAATATTTCGCCCGCAAAAACAGTACATACTCAGGTTCACAACAAAATACTGGTGCATCTGACACGACCGCACAACCAGAGCCGGTAAAAGTTACCGCTGACGAAGTAAACAAAATTATGCAGGCAGCCAATATCAGCCAGCCTGACGCCGATAAGTTGCTTGCTGCCTCTCGCGGAGAATTTGTTGCAGGGATTAGCGACCCGAATGATCCGAAATGGGTTAAGGGGATCCAGACCCGCGATTCTGTAAACCAGAACCAGCATGAATCGGAACGGAACTACCAAAAAGCGGAACAAAACAGCCCAAATGCGTTACAAAACGAGCCAGAAACGAAACAGCCTGAACCAGTGGCGCAACAGGAAGTGGAAAAAGTCTGCACCGCCTGCGGTCAGACCGGCGGCGGCAACTGCCCTGATTGTGGCGCGGTGATGGGCGACGCAACATACCAGGAAACATTCGATGAAGAGTATCAGGTTGAAGTTCAGGAAGATGATCCGGAGAAAATGGAAGGCGCTGAACATCCACACAAGGAGAACACTGGCGGCAATCAGCATCACGATAGCGATAATGAAACTGGCGAGACGGCAGATCACTCAATTAAGGTGAACGGTCATCAAGAAATCACATCCACCAGCAGGACGTGTGACCATCTAATGATCGACCTTGAAACCATGGGAAAAAATCCTGATGCCCCGATCATCTCAATAGGTGCAATATTTTTCGATCCGCAAACCGGAGATATGGGACCGGAATTTAGTAAGACTATCGATCTGGAAACTGCTGGCGGAGTCATTGATCGGGACACCATTAAATGGTGGCTTAAGCAATCACGCGAAGCGCAATCTGCCATTATGACCGATGAAATCCCGTTAGATGATGCACTGTTACAATTGCGGGAATTTATCGACGAAAACTCCGGTGAATTTTTTGTTCAGGTCTGGGGAAATGGAGCCAACTTCGACAACACGATTTTGCGCCGTTCATACGAACGGCAGGGGATCCCCTGCCCGTGGCGTTACTACAACGATCGCGATGTACGCACAATCGTTGAGCTGGGGAAAGCCATAGACTTCGATGCCAGAACGGCTATTCCATTCGAAGGTGAGCGCCATAATGCACTTGATGACGCCCGTTACCAGGCAAAATACGTTTCAGTTATCTGGCAAAAACTGATCCCGAGTCAGGCTGATTTTTAATGTTCAACCCTAATTGCCGCTAACCGTATATAGTTAGCGGCGGTTATGAGATATAGCTATGAGCAACTTATTTTTAACCGAAGATGAATTGCTAATATTAACGGGCTGCAAATATGCAAGCCACCAGCGAAAATGGTTAACGGAAAACGGGCTTCCGTTCTATACCAATCGTAGTGGCAAACCGATTGTCAGCCGGGATCTATTTACCTGCAATAAAACTTTACCACCACGCGAGGTAGAGCCGAATTTTGGTGCAATCTAATGGGAAGACGAAGGAAAAATCCTGAACACGAAAAACTACCTCCAAATGTATACCCAAATAAATATAGTTATGTATGGAAACCAACATCCAGAGAATCTGTCACACTAACCGCCATCAAGGATGGTTTAGCTGCTTTATGGAAAAAGTATGAGGAAACTGTAAATAATCGCGATCGTGCAATGACATTCGGTCGCTTGTGGGAAAAATTCCTCGCCAGCGCCTATTACAGTGACCTCAGTCCAAGAACACAAAAAGATTATCTGCAACATCAAAAAAAGTTGCTTGCCGTATTCGGTAAGGTGCCGGCAGATTCCATAAAACCAGAACACATCCGTCGATACATGGACAAGAGAGGGGAACAGAGTAAAACGCAAGCCAACCATGAAAAAAGCAGTATGTCCCGCGTTTACAGTTGGGGGTATGAGCGAGGGTACGTGAAGGCTAACCCATGTGCAGGTGTAAGTAAATTCAAGGCCAAAAACCGCGAACGATATGTAACCGACAAAGAATACCAGGCAGTATTAAGCGTTGCACCTCTTCCTGTTTTTATCGCAATGGAAATTGCCTATCTGTGTGCAGCGAGGGTTTCCGATGTGTTATCGCTGAAATGGGAGCAGATTGGAAACGACGGAATCTTTATCCAGCAAGGGAAAACAGGAAAAAAACAGATAAAAGCATGGAGTCCACGATTACAGGCGGCGATCGAAAAAGCAAAACAGTTACCAACATCCGCCTATGTAATCAGTAATCAATACGGCAACCGATATATGTACAAAGGCTTTAACGAAATGTGGGTAGAAGCAAGAAATCGCGCAGGCAAAATTTCAGGTATTTTAACCGACTTCACCTTTCATGATCTGAAGGCGAAAGGAATTTCAGACTATGAAGGAAGCAGTCGGGATAAGCAACTTTTCTCTGGTCACAAAACCGAGGGGCAAGTGCTAATCTATGACAGGAAGGTTAAAGTTTCACCGACACTTGATGTCCCGTTACCTGAAAATATTCCAAGAAAATATTCCAAGTAATTCCAAGTGTGATTTTTGTCACTGACTTAATGATGTATAAGTGATTGAATTTTGGCGGAGAGAGGGGGATTTGAACCCCCGGTGGAGTTGCCCCCACTCCGGTTTTCGAGACCGGTCCGTTCAGCCGCTCCGGCATCTCTCCGTTCAGATGGTTGCCATGATGCCAGGAAATTTGGCATTTTAACAGTCCCTGTCCGTGCAATTTTGTTCAAGTGACGAGTTTGCGAGCAAAACGATGATTAAGTGGCCCTGGAAAGTACAAGAATCAGCACATCAAACTGCCCTTCCCTGGCAGGAAGCACTATCGATCCCCCTTTTAACGGGTCTGACGGAACAGGAACAAAGCAAATTAGTCACTCTTGCCGAACGTTTTTTACAGCAAAAGCGGCTTGTTCCTTTACAGGGCTTTGAACTGGATTCATTAAGAAGCTGCCGGATAGCACTTCTATTTTGCCTACCCGTTCTGGAGTTAGGACTGGAATGGCTGGATGGTTTTCATGAAGTCTTAATTTATCCTGCGCCATTTGTGGTCGATGATGAATGGGAAGACGATATCGGTCTGGTGCATAACCAACGTATTGTTCAGTCAGGTCAGAGCTGGCAGCAAGGGCCTATCGTTTTGAACTGGTTGGATATACAAGATTCTTTTGATGCATCTGGTTTTAACCTGATTATTCATGAAGTCGCTCATAAGCTGGACACCCGTAACGGCGATCGCGCCAGCGGAGTTCCCTTTATTTCGTTGCGTGAGGTTGCTGGCTGGGAACACGATCTTCATGCTGCAATGAACAACATTCAGGAAGAAATCGAATTAGTTGGTGAGAATGCGGCGAGCATTGATGCTTATGCTGCCAGTGATCCTGCTGAATGTTTTGCCGTACTTTCTGAATATTTCTTTAGCGCCCCAGAACTTTTTGCTCCTCGTTTCCCTTCATTGTGGCAACATTTCTGTCAATTTTATCAACAAGATCCTTTGCAGAGACTGCATCACGCTAATGATACAGACTCGTTTTCGGCGACGAATGTTCATTAATTAACAACTTTGCAGATTAATTAACCAATTGAAATGGCTTATGAAATTTAGTGTTGACAGACAAGGTACCGCTAAGTAATATGCGCTCCGTTCACACGATTCCTCTGTAGTTCAGTCGGTAGAACGGCGGACTGTTAATCCGTATGTCACTGGTTCGAGTCCAGTCAGAGGAGCCATTTTCAAGAAAGCAGACGTTCACTAACGTCTGCTTTCTGCATTTCTATCAATTGGTTATCCCCTCTCAGTCGTTCACCCTCGTTCACTAAAAACCACTCGAAGCCATATCATTTTGATGGTAAAAATGCTGGTAATGCTGGTTCGATTTCCCTTTTACCAACAAATGAGGGGGTGTTTTCATGTCACTGACTGATATTAAAGCAAAAAATGCAAAACCCCTTGAGAAGGAATACAAGCTTACTGATGGCTTTGGTATGTTCCTTCGTGTTACCCCTAAAGGTTCGAAATACTGGCAAATGGCTTACCGCTTCGAAGGGAAACAAAAACTCTTCTCTATTGGTGTTTACCCTGCAGTTTCTCTTTCTGACGCAAGACAACGCCGTGACGAGGCCAGAAGGCTTCTGGCTCAGGGTATTGACCCTAATGCAAAGAAACAGGCAGAGGTTAAAGAGCTTAAAGCCAAACGTGATAATACACGCTCCTTCAGAACAGTAGCCAAAGCGTGGTTCTCCACGAAAACAAAATGGTCTGATGATTATGGCGATGCCGTATGGAAGCGCCTTGAAACTTATGTCTTCCCGGTAATCGGTGACAAAGATGTTGCCGAACTGGATACGGGTGATCTGCTGGTTCCGGTGAAAAAAGTTGAGGCTCTTGGTTATCTTGAAGTTGCCATGCGCATTCAACAATACATTACGGCAATCCTGCGTCATGCCGTCCAGCAAAAGCTGATACGCCATAACCCAGCCTATGATATGGAAGGTGCAGTTCAGAAACCACAAACTGAACACCGCCCTGCACTTGAGCTGGAAGAAATACCCCAGCTACTGAACAAAATTGCCGAATACAAAGGCCGCAGGTTAACCATACTGGCAATACAGCTCAATCTGATGATTTTCATTCGTTCCAGTGAGCTTCGTTTCGCTCGCTGGTCTGAAATTGATTTCAAAAGTAAGTTATGGGTGATACCCGAACAGCGTGAAGCAATTGAAAACGTCAAACATTCGACTCGTGGTGCCAAAATGAAGCGTAAGCACTTCGTTCCCCTTTGTAAGCAAGCTATGAGGATACTAAAAGAGATCCGACAACTGACTTATGAAGAAGGCCATGATGATGGATTAATCTTCACTGGCTGTTATGACTCGTTTAAACCCATGAGTGAAAACACCATCAACAAAGCCCTGCGTAATATGGGATATAACACGAAGCAGGACATCTGTGGACACGGTTTCCGCACTCTGGCCTGTAGTGCCTTAATTGAGTCCGGGCTATGGTCAGAAGACGCTGTAGAGCTTCAAATGAGCCATAAGGAAAGCAACAGCGTCCGTGCTGCTTATACCCACAAGGCTAAACACCTTGATCAACGCCGTCTGATGCTCCAATGGTGGGCTGACTACCTTGATGCAAGCAGAAACGGTATGGTAAGGCCGTTTGAGTTTGCTTCAAATAAATAAAGGGAAAGGCCGTTCGCGGCCTTTCAACTTCATGCTTAATTACACTCTATGCTGAATATGATACTGAATCTTTCTCTATCACTAAACCAGCGATTTTTTCCAGCATTATTTCCCAGAGTGCGTATTTTCTTTTGTGCTCAATAAACAGGGATTTTAAATACTCTTCTGTAGAAGGGATTTTTTCAGTCCATGTAATATCTTTACTGTAATCAATGCTTTTTTTCATATCAGATGCTGCATAGGTGTAGTATTTACTCTGAGAACGACTGATACTGTCCTCTGCCAGAACTCTACGGAGCAGAGTTGCAGAACATGCATAACCATGCCTGTAAAGTTCACTCGATAAAGTACGAACAAAAGAACCGCGTAATAAAGACATCATCTCTGCGATTTCATTTTCACTCGCATTCATGACTTCAGAATCAAGTTTTCCATAACTATCCGTCCCGGACAAGAAAAGAATAACAAACGGAAAGCCTTTGTTCTTTGCTATGCCAGAGAACAAATCCAGTGAGTCATTATTTTTCTCTACCCGATTATAGATATTATAAAAAATAACATCACACCTGTTCTTAAATCCGTCTATACAAATTGTTTTTGCCTGCTGAATCTCGCCTTCTTCAATCAACGCCAGAGCCAACACCTCAGTCCATTTATCACGAAGCCCTGCCTGATCAACTGATTTATCTTCTTTGATTTTATTGAGAACCTGAATGGCTTCCTCAGTGCACAGTTCATCAACCAGCAACTCAGCAAACTTAATGATGTATTCTGGCTGGTTCAGTTTTCTTTTCTCAAAGCATTGCCTGATGAAATCAACATCCCTGATATACAGACTTAACTCAACAGCATAATTAACATCACCTGTCTTAAGAAGACTTTCCCTTAAAGCACGAATAACATTGTATCCAAGCTCTTTTTTATACTTATCAAAAATATCAAAGTTAAAATATACATCACCTTTAAGCACGGAAAGTATTTTATCCGCTATAACATCAATGCTTTTATCTTTTTGTAGGGACAGGGATTTTAACCATGTTTCGACAGCACCATTATAATAGTCCATCCATGATCCATCTGATGTATCAGCAATTTCGCTGATTTTATCAAATGAGAGCAGTAAATCATGGCAAAACGCCTCGGTTTTTTCAGGCAGCGTTGATACCGTCTTTTCAAGTGGAAATATGACATTCCTGTATAGCCCCTCAAAAAAAACCGCTGCTTCATAATAATCATAAAAGCGTTTTGTTTTAATTACCCTTTTGTATTCAGCCTCAGCCTTTTTCAGTGATTCTTCTGGAGTTAACAGATATTTATTAATAATAAAGGATTTTGCCTGACCATTATTCTCTGCAATATCACAAATTATTTGCATGAGTTGATCGGCAGGCATTTCCTTGAGTAAAGCAAGTTGTTTCTTGTTCAGTTTAGCCATCATCACATCCTGATAATGTTTGGTAGACGCATAAAAGCTAATTGTACTAATACAAGGACAGGACATTCAATAAATGCATTAACATAATGATTTAAAAAGAAATCTGTAGCACACTGTTCATTGATGAAATGCACTATTTACCGTAAAATATCCCCCATCACACAGTAACCTGATACAGATACGTGGAATGGTCAATGAACAAACTTTCGCCTGAAATGCCCGAACTGCAATCAATGAATATCACTGCCGATAACATCACCAAACTTAAATCATTGTTTCCTGAAGCCTTTAATGAAAACGGCATTGATTTTGACGTTTTAAAACAGCTTTTGGGTGAAAATGTAGACGAAAAAGAAGAACGCTATGGCCTGAACTGGCATGGTAAGCGTCAGGCTCGTCAGCTTGCTCTTACCCCTTCCCGTGGCACCTTACGCCCATGTAAAGATGAAAGCGTTGATTGGGATAACACCAAGAACCTCATGATCGAGGGTGATAACCTTGAAGTATTGAAGCTTCTTCAAAAAAGTTATGCCGGAAAAGTTAAGCTTATTTATATTGATCCACCTTACAATACCGGTAAAGATTTTGTTTATTCTGATAACTTCCAAGATAACATGAAAAATTATCTTGAAATGACAGGACAAACAGAAGATGGGGTACGAATCACCACAAACGCAGAAACCAGTGGACGTTACCATACTGATTGGTTAAATATGATTTACCCACGTTTAAAACTTGCAAGAAACTTGTTGAAAGAAGATGGAGTTATTTTCATTTCCATTGATGATGCTGAAGTTGATAATTTAAAAAAAGTTTGCTCGGAAATCTTTGGTGAAGAGAACTTTGTTGCTAATATTGTATGGCAAAAAAAATACTCACCACAAAATGATGCCACATATTTTAGTGATATGCATGATCATATTTTAGTATATGCAAAGCAACGGAAGAATTCAAAAAATGATTCAAATGGTTGGAACATAGATTTTCTACCAAGATCAGACGAACAAAATGCAGCGTATAAAAACCCCGACAATGACCCTCGTGGAGTTTGGAAGTCTGTAGATTTATCAGTCAAAACTTATTCCAAGGCTAATGATTACTCAATTACCACACCATCAGGACGTATTGTAACTCCTCCCGCCAGTAGATGCTGGCAGGTTTCTGAAAAACGTTTTGCAGAATTGTGTAAAGAAAATAAAATTTGGTTTGGAGAAAATGGTAATAATGTTCCATCAATCAAAAGATTCCTGACTGAGGTCCAAGATGGTGTTGTTCCTACAACATGGTGGTCATATAAAGAATGTGGCCATAATCAAGAGGCCAAACAGGAACTAAAAAAACTCATGGAGGGAGAATCTGTATTCTTTGACACGCCTAAACCATTGAGATTATTAGATAGAATATTACATTTAGCAACAACCAATGATAAAAATAGTATTATCCTAGATTTTTTCGCTGGGTCAGGTACCACGGCTCACGCAACTTTGAATAAAAATATTGCTGACAGTGGTTCACGCCGATATATTGCTGTGCAATTACCTGAAAAAATAGATGATGAAAAATACCATACAATATCAGAACTAACCAAAGAACGCCTCCGCCGCGCGGGTAAAAAGGTTCGTGAAGACAATCCAGAGTGGAAAGGTGACGTTGGTTTTCGTGTTTTCAAACTCGATACATCTAATATCCGTCCGTGGGAAGCCACAGCAGAAACCCTTTCAGAACAGATTGATGCCTATGTAAGCCCAATCCTTGAAGGCCGTAGTGAAGAAGATTTGCTCACAGAGTTAATGCTAAAGCGTGGCATTGACTTGAGTGTTAACATTGAAACCCGTCAGTTTGATGGATTAACCGTTTCTTGTGTTGACGGTGGCAAATTGTTTACCTGCTTTGCTAAGGAAGGTGCGAACAAGTTCCTGATATGAGATCATCATATTCATCCGGAGCGCATCCCAGAGGGACATCATGAGCCATCAACTC